ATGGCTTATTTCAAAGTTTGTGTCAGGGGGAAAAGAAAAGATAATACATATCCTATTTATATCAGGGTAACTCACCTTCGTCAAGTAGGATATATCAAGACAAATAAGGTATGCAAAGCTAAGTTTGTCCGGAATGGTGATATAGCAGACCCTTATATCATTAAAGATGTGTATGTCCAAATAGAAACTTATTTGGATCGTTTGAATCGTGTCAATACGGAAGGATGGAATTTGGAGAGGGTTATGAATTTTCTTAAGAATGACCGGGACTCTATTTCGTTTTCTGACTTTGGCCGAGAGTTTATCTTGAAAATGGAGAATGAAGGCCGGGGAAGAAGTGCGAAAAACTATCTGTTAGCTCTTAAGAGCATGGAGAGTTACTTTGGTAACCCAAATATATCTTTTTCCGATATAACGTCCTTTTTTCTGAAGGATTGGATTTCTTCTATGAAAAACAGCAGGCAGAAAAAGAATGCCTATCCGAATTGCGTGAAAACCATGTTTAGGGCTGGATGCGATAAATATAATGACTACGATACCGGTGAGATGCGCATCAGGCATGATCCGTTTCGTGTGGTAAAGATACCTCCTAAGAATATTGCAGACAAGAAGGCGCTGCCGGTAGATGTTCTCAGGCGTTTTTTTGATGTTGATATTACCTCTTTGAAACCAAGTAAGCGAGGTATGCCACCAAGAGCATATATCGCCAAAGATGTATCATTGTTGGTGTTTTGCCTGGTTGGAATAAATACGGTGGATCTTTACAATTTGGGCAAAGGTTGTTATAAGGATGGAAAACTCTGCTATAATAGAATGAAGACAAAGGGGCGGAGAGCTGATGAGGCCTATATTGAGATAGAGGTTCCGGATTTAGTAAAACCTTTGTTTCTTAAATATCAAGGAAGAGGGGACTGGCTGTTTAATTTCAATGAAATATATGCTTCGGATAAAACTTTTAATGATTGCGTGAATAGAGGAATAAAGGATATTGTGAGGTTGGGTGGTTTGCCTCCTGTTTCTACATATTCATTCCGGCATTCTTGGGCTACAATAGCTCAGGTTGTTTTTGAAGCTGGGTTAGATGTTGTTGGGTTATGTCTAAATCATGCGTCTCCGCTCCGGGTTACGGCTGGTTATGTAAAAACAGACTTTAGTATCATTGATCGTTTAAATATTAAGATACTGAGGTATGTCTTTGAAGAAAAAATAAAAAAAGGCGGAAATAATTTGTAGATTAAGAAAAAGCCTCTATATTTGCGGTTGAAATAGCGAGTTGGATTTTGAATGAAAGTTTGAGATCCAACTTTTTGTGTTTATATATATTGTCTTAAACTTTCTTGTAAATATCCGATAAATAACCACTTACCTGGTGCCTTCCATAAAATTAGGCACAATGACAATATCTGTTTCAAAAAATATGTTGCTTGCGAAATTGCAGCAACTTTCTCGAATAATTCCGTCGAAATCTACGACTCCGATAGTATGCAACTACCTGTTCGAAATAAAAGATGGACGGTTGTTTATTACGACTGCCAATGACGAAGGCAGGATTACGGCCAGTTTGGAATGTATGGCTGAGGAAGATCTTTCAATCTGTGTTCCTGCCTCCATTCTTGATGGGCTGAAAACATTGCCGGAGCAGCCTCTTGATATTTATATCAATCCGGACAATAAATCGATTCTTATTAAATATTATGGAGGTAAATTCGAGGTCGTCGGATATGATTCGAAGCCTTTCCCGCAAAAGAAAAAGACAGAGATTCTTGACGAAATCCGGACTACGGCGGAAGAATTCAATAACGGTATCTCCAAAGTGATCAATTTTGCAGCTGCAGACGAACTGCGCCCTATTATGAACTCCGTATCTATTGAAACGGCTCTGGGAGAAATCATCTTTGTTTCTTCTAATGGACATGGGCTTGGTTTGTTTAAGAGAAAAAAACAATGTTGCACAGAGACCTGTTCGGTAATCATCAGCCGACAGATCGCATCTGTTTTGAAAGGGCTGATTCCGTTATCTGAAGAAGAACTAACAATTAAAGTAGGAAGCGATTGGTCGGAAATCTCTTTCGAGGATTACGAAATTTCTTTTCGTAATGTGGAAGGTCGTTATCCCAATTGGCGGGCTGTTGTTCCGAAATCCAACAATCTTGAACTGAAAACGGATACCAAATTACTATTGGGAGCCATAAAGCGCACTTCTGTATTTTCAAGTAAAGTATCATGCCTTATAAAGTTGAGTGCCCGTTATGATAAGCTTGTTGTATCGGCCCAGGACTTGGATTATTCCACTTCTGCGGAAGAAACCATTCCGGTAGAATTTGGAGAAAGGGAGTTTATTATCGGTGTGAAAGCGACTTTGATACAAGATATGATTTCTTGTATTGACGGCGATCGTTCGATACTTTCTTTCGGCACTCCCAGTACCGCTATTCTCATTGCCCCAGAGAAGCAAGCCGAGGGCGAAGAACTTACCTATTTATTAATGCCTATGACAATCCAGTAAGTTATGAAAGAGTTCAAAGATACAATACAGAAATATTTGGATCAACGAGTTGCAGAAGATCCCTTGTTTGCTCCCAAGTTTGAAAATCCTAAAAAGAATATAGATGAATGCTGTCGTTACATTTTAGGAGAAGCCCGTAAACGGGGAACTTCCGTCGTAATGAGTGATGCAGAAGTCTTTGGGATGGCCGTACATTATTATGACGAAGAGAATATCAAGATAGAAAAAGTTTCTTCCGGTTGCTCTATTTCTTCCAATCAAAAGGTAGAGTTGACGGAGGAGGACAAGAATGCGGCCCGTGAAGCGGCTATCAAACGGTTGGCCGAAGAGCAATACCGATTGCTCAAAAAGAAGCCTGCAAAGAAAAAAGCAGATGCAAATGTCCAACAAATGAGTCTGTTTTAATATGAAGCCGAGAACGAAATTGGAAAAACGGGTGACGGAGTTAAGTGGAAAGCTGCCTGCCATCACGAAGGAACAGGAAGACTGGGCCAAAGAGCATCTGTTTGACCATTTTGCCTACAAATGTAAGGATGAGCTATGGTGTTCCGAATGTGGTAAGATGTGGGTCAATACGAGTAAAGATAAATTGGGTGACAAAATCGAATGCCCTTATTGCCATCATCAATTGGACGTAAAGGTTAGCCGGAAGCAGAAGATCCGTGAAGAGGCGTATATGTCCATCCTGCAAGTGAAAGGCGGGTTCCAGGTGATCCGGCATATACTATGCTGGAAAAATGTTCGGAAGGAAACTTCTCCGGTGTATTATGATTTTACAGAAGTGGTTCAAGAGTGGATTCGTGAAGACGGAAAACGTACGATCATAGCCCGACCGATTAATATGGGAGGTAACGGATTTGCGTATAGTTCACCTCTCAGCATCAAAGGAGAATATGGAAGTAATCCATATAACTATTACGGTGATTTGTATGCGATATATGGAGAGCTTTATCCAAGGAAAGAGCTGCTGCCGGAATTGAAAAAACGGGGACTGAATCGATGGTTCCCAGATGTAATCCCGTCAAAATTGATACGTGACTTGTTGAAAGGCGGAAATGATGTGGAACTGTGTCTCAAGACCGGGCAAATATCCATGTTGAAGCACATGTATAAAAACGGCTTCCGTCAACTTCGCTATAAACCGTCGTTCAACATCTGCAACCGCAACCATTACATCATTAAGGACGCTTCTATGTGGGAAGATTATATGTCTTTACTATCTTATTTCGGCAAGGACTTGCGTAACGCGCATTATGTCTGTCCCAAGAACCTGAAAGTTGCACATGATAGGCTCTTGAAAAAGAAAACGGCAATAGAAGCCAAGTTGAGACAGGAAAGGAACCGTATAGCAGCTATCCGTAGGCGTGAAAAGCTCATGAAGGATATAGCCGGCTTCTACGAACGGATGAAAAAGTTCTTTGGGATGAAAATCACGGATGGCAACATAGTCATTTGCCCGTTGGAGAGTATAACCCAGTTTTATCAGGAAGGAAAGGCGATGCACCATTGCGTGTATAGTAATGGGTATTATAAACGGTCGGATTGTTTGATTCTGTCTGCCAAAGATACCGACGGAAAGCGTATCGAGACGATAGAGGTAAACTTGAAGACACTGGATATCGTCCAGTCTCGAGCCGTCTGCAATGGTGTAAGTGAGTATCACGACCAGATAGTAAAACTGGTGAAGAAGAATATGAACCTGATTCGTCAGAAATTGATAGCGTAAATTTACAAGGATGACTTACATTGAACTTATAAATAATTTTGGGGAATTGGATGAAGACTGGCAATTTACCTGCTGTGAAACGAGGCTTTATTTTTATTTGTTGAAAACAGCGAATCGTTTAGGCTGGGTGGATAGCTGGACGCGTAGCGATGCAAAGGTGTCGTCTGACGTGGGAGTGTCAGTCAATTCGATGAAAACAGCCCGTAATAGATTAGTTCAAGCAGGTCTGATAGAATTTAAATCGGGAGGAAATGGACAGCGGGATAAAACGAGGTATATCGTTAGGTGTCAGTTTAGGTGTCAAAATTTGATACCTAAACTACAACCTAAACATGAACCTAATCTTATACCTAACCGTGAACCTAAACCGCAACCATATATTAATAAGACTAAGATAAAGACTAAGAATATTAATATACCCTCCACACCCCCCAAGGGGGTTGACAAAGCAAAAGAAAAAGAACTTTTGGAAAAGGAGGAGGCTTTACGTGTTTTGGAAGAAGAGTTGAAGAAACGGGAGGCGGAACTGGGTGCACAATCGGACAATCCACCATCCAAACCGAAAAAGAGTCCTAATCCGTTGAACTCAGAAGCAAGGAAACTTTTCGAGGAACGCTATCAGGCTCTTTTCTCATCCAACTATTACTGGAGTGCGAAAGATGCGGGAAATATGTCTTCTTTGCTCAAGAAGTTGAAATTTCAACGGGAGAAGAAGAATTTACCTATTGACGACCAAGGCGTGTTGAATGCTTTGAAGTACTTATTGGATTCAATCACTGACGGTTGGATATTGGAAAACTTCAGTGTGACGAATATTAATTCGAAGTTTAATGAAATTGTCTCACAGATAATGGCAAGGAAACAAGAACATGGAAATACTAAACATACAGACGGAGCGAAAGCCCGTGAACAACAAACCGATAGAGAAATCATGGAATATGCCCGTAGTGCCTTCAGAAAAGACGTATTCGGTGATTCGTAGATATGGGGATGGGGAAAGCTTTGCGAAGACATTCAACCCATCTTTACAGACGATATGTGCCCAAAACATAGAACGGTCCTTTTTGGGCGATGCTCCATCATTGGCATTGCTGTCGCAAACTTATCCAAATGAGCAGGTAAACACTTGGATTATTGCCCATTTGATGGACCTATACAAATTCGCAGGGGTTAAGGAGAAGCCTTCGTTTCAGCAAGTCTTGGAACTAGCTGTGATGATACGGGTTGAATATTATTATTTTAAAGCTTCTGAACTGCTGTTGTTTTTCTTCAAGCTCAAGTCAGGGGAATATGGTACATTCTATGGTGTGGTCGACCCGATGGTGATCATGGCGGCCCTGATCGAATTCAAGGCATACCGCCGTCAGCAATTGGAAATCTACGACCGTGAGATACAGCGTAAGAAACGGGAGGAGCAATGGGCAGAATGGGAGAGGAATGCCGTTCCCTGCCCGGCACACTTGAAACTGGCGAAAGCGTTTGTGGAGGAAATACAAAATGCGGAATGAGGAATCGAAGCTCCAGCAATCCTGTATCACTTGGTTCCGGCTGCAATATCCCCGTCTGGCGAAGTTGCTGTTCGCCGTTCCGAACGGTTCTCGGCGGGATGTTGTCACTGGAGCCATCCTCAAGTGGGAGGGCGTGGTTGCCGGTGTCGCCGACTTGATTCCAAAGAAATGCTATGCCAGCCTCTGTATTGAGATAAAGTACGGCAAGAACGGGTAAAGCAACAGCCAGAAAGAATGGTAACGGCTTGCGGAGGCGGTTGGGAACAAGTATGTGTATAGATCTCTGGAGGAGTTTATGAAGCAGATGACTTTGTATTTAAGTTTTAGGACTTTAGAACTTTTGTGTGATAACGCTTGTTTGTAATAATAAAATATTCTAATTTTGCAGTCGAGAAGAAACCTATGGAATACCCTTTTGCACATAAAGAATATAAAATTTACACTAATACATTTTTGCAAAATGTATTAGTGGAGTGGTATTATACGTCTTCTGATAAAGAGATTGATATTAGTCTGTTAAAGGAGTTTTTTAAAGATAATTTTAATATAGAACTTCCATCAGAAAAAGATGATTTGTTTCCTGTCATGATTGGTTCAACAGATCAATGTGTTAATTTGTATTTTGGGAAAGATGCATTTAAACTAAGAGTGGGTATTGATGCTTATAGAGGATTTAAAAATCTAAAACAGTTTTTTGATTATGGTACTGACTTTTTAGAGATACTTCATATTAATGAAATAAAGAATGTGAAGGTACGAAAGATTAATATATGGCCTTATGAAAATGTTGGAAGTAAAAAAACGAGTAAAGATGTTCTTTTACGAAAAATATTCTCAAAAGAATTGCTAGAAGGTGATATGATACAATCTTTGAATAACGTTTCTCAATCTTTATGGGATAAGTGCTTTGATAATCAAGAACAAGCTGAGAAAATGTGTATTAAGTATGGATTTAATTCGAATTATGAAGGTTATAAAGATCTCATGATATTGGATACATATGTTAAACGTACAAGGGTTATTAGTAATAGTGATATTATTGATAATTTACTTCAAATGAATCAAGTCCTTTTTGATGCATATCATTGGAGTGTTAATCAGAAGATTATTGAAATAATGGATAAGGAGATAGTAAAATGATGAATTTTAAGTTAAAGCTAGAAAACGACTTCTTTTCCAATGAAGATAACTTGTATAAAGTTTATGCGAAAGATAAAACTGTTAGTAAAAGTGGAAAAGTCATATTAGCGTTATGTTTAACAGTTTTGTCTAGTATCTCTTCGGCAAATAATGACCATGAATTTGTATTGCAAGAACCTTTATTTAAGTCTAATGTAGTATCAAAATCCTGTATTAAAACAGAGGATGCCTTAATGGGGTATTTAAATCAGGAGACTTGTCGTGGTCATATAGAAGACAATATAGCTAAGATTAAATCATATCCTTCAAGTTGGTGGGAAAAATATGAGGCGGAAAGACCAAAACAAGTCACTTTTGATAATGTTTTTCGATTTCTTGATGTTAATAAGAATGATGTACTATTGAAGGGGGCTGAAATTTTGCCAGAACCCAATGCTACGTTGTTGATTGAATGGGATTCTAACTCTTTTATGTGTTCTCTTTATATAGGGGAAACGGAGTTTTCCTATTCTATTCTTCCTTTAAATGACTTGGAAAAACCTCTATTAGGGCAGGCTTCAATGGAAGAAGAAAAAGCTATTCTTGAATTTTTTAATCGTCTTGAAACTGTATATGCCTGATATTACAATAAGTGAAACAAATACAGATAGACGATATACGATTGAGGATGAAGAGAATGTGATAAGATTGTTATCCATTCCGAGCTGTTTAAATTCAAATGGTCGGCTGACTCCGGTTGCCTTTTCTTTATATCATAACAATGAAGATTATGTATCAATCTCTCGCTTGTTCTATTCATCAAGAGATGAGTGTATAGAATTAGGAAAAAAGATAAAAGTTTGGGCGAGTAAAGGAGATGAGTTTGCTGGTCTTGCGGAATTGAATGCAGGAAAAATAAGAAGCATATCATCTACTCAGATATTGTTGCTTTCTAAATATAAAGAAGATTTCAAGGCTCATGCTGGTATTTCATTTAAAAATGAAAATGGTGATATTTATGTGAATATAAAGAAAGGAACTCCTTCCCCTGCTTGGTTAATTCCTTTGCAACAACGGCTTTGCCTTATATCGAAGGTAGAAAAAATAGATTTGAAAAAATAATTCTTACTTCTCTCTTGCATATTTTAAAATAACTCCTCATATTTGCACCGTCCTAATTTATCAGCGTGGCGGGTGACCGCCGAACATATTTTGTGTCGGCATTTTTTATGCCCATACATGAACGTATTAATAAAGTATAACGGTTTCGTACCCCCATGATACGGCTTAATGGCCGTAACTGCCGCGCTGGTGTAGGACAATGGGACAGGCGAAACCGTTTTTGTCTATCCACTTATAACAAACAATGTTGTATTATGTCCAAACAGCGTAACATTGATTTGTCGGGGAATAATAGTACCCAACAACCAACGGCTCAACCCTCCGAAATGGGTAAGTACTCCACACTAGAACTGCAAGCCGCATTCGATGCCGGGCGTGCTCTCGGTAGAACTGAAGGTATGCTCTCTTACCAACGCCACATCATGAACCAGCTCTTTGCAGAGAATCAGAAGCTCAATCGGAAACTTCAGGAACAGAAAGGAGGCCGGTCATGAGAGAACAATATGTAAGAATACTAGTTCCCAATTATAATCCGGATCCTCTTAGCGTGAAGCAATTCTTCCAAATGCAGAGCTTTGCCAAAGACGTGCAAACCTATTTACCTTATCAAAGCACCACTTTGCTCGATTTCATGTCTATTGCCTACAACTATTGCTTGAAGACTCGGCAAAATTCGTTGGATAATATGGCCTGTTATCGTGACGACTTTAGGCACAAGGTTATGCTATTTCTGACGAAGTATTATCCTAATGGATTCAAGAAAAACAAGAAAGGTTTGTCAGATACCTGCTACAAAGAACTTTTGAAATATCGCAAGCCTCGCTTCAAACGTGATTTCCTTGGTGAGTATGAGCCAATAGAGCGCATTTGGTTTATCCTCGCGTTACGTGCCTGCCACAGCTTTTTATTGTCCGGACATCTAATCGGCGATATAAATCAATTTGCCTACAAACTTGAGAAAATAGCTTTAATGATGAAAGGAGATATCTAAGGACTAAATAGTTAATAGATATTTTATTTCTCGGAAGATGTTCTTCTATTTTGAGGAACATCTTTCTTTTCTTATATATCTTAGTTAAAATAGGATATGAAGGAACATTGTTGTATCATCTGTAACAAGAAAACAGTATCAGTAATCAATACAGAAGAAGGACCAGTTTGCTATAATTGCTACTCTGATAAAAAGAACCCTCCAAAACAAAAGCAACACCATGATAACGAAGAAGCTCGGATTCAGTCGGAGTTTTTCAGCAAGGTTCCTTTATTCTTTCCTAATTTGCCGGATCGACTTCTTTTTGCAGTCCCGAACGGTGGCAGCCGGCATAAAATAGAAGCGGCTAATATGAAGCGCCAAGGCGTTAAACGTGGAGTGGCCGATGTAATCCTTCAGATACCGAAAAAGGGATATGCTTCTCTTTGTCTAGAGTTCAAGACATCTACAGGTAAACAGTCTGCAGAGCAAAAGGAATACCAACGCCAGGTTGAGATGGCGGGTAGTAAGTATGTGATTGTTCGGAGCGTGGAACAGGCTATCCAGGTTATGCAGCAGTATCTGTTATAATTATTACATATATATATATTGATTTTTAGGTTCTGATTATTTGTGGAAAATTTAATAAATCGTATATTTACCCGATAACATTTAAATCTAAGCAATATGGCAAAACGAAGTAATCCTATAAAAGCATTAAAAGTAAAGATTATCAATATAGTACTGTACCCCGAAGAAGCTCAAAAGACTGAGAATTATATTGAATATTTTAAGAAGATATTTGAAGATAAGATAACAGTTAACACTTATGGTGATAGATATACAAGAGTTCAAACTTATTATACAACAGATGATGGTAATGTTATTTATGGAGCATTTGCAAATGCAGCTTTTTTTGATCCAGAGGCCCCCGCTTTAGATAGTGATACAAACGAAGTGGTCCCTTCTGGTGCTGATCCTAAAAAAGGACTTGGATTAAAGACTTGGGAATATTATTTTTTCCCAAAGTACCATCGACTTGTTTTCTTAGATAAAGAAACCTCCGGTTCTCAAATACTTGATTTCTTGAATAGTGCTTTAAATCGTTTTCTGGATAAGGATGACTATCAAGTTAATACAGAAAAAGATAGAGAACTGATAGATCGAATTATTAAATCAACATCGTTGTCTAAGTTAAAGGTGGTAGTGTCCTATTCTAATAATGACAATAATAAAGGATGGAAAAAACTAATAGACGATCAGTTAAAGAGAAGTAGACCTAAAAAGGCTGTGCTTGATTTGAGTGGTTCAAAGAAAATTCCTATTGATGTAACTAGAAGTGAGATGATAACAGGTTTTGTAGAATTAAGCGCATCGAATGGATATGTAGAAGCAAGCGAAATAGATGAAAAAGGAGCTATTCATCCTATTCGGACAATAGATCATCCAATGGTAAAGGTGGTTGAGTTTATTGACAGTCCTATTTCTGCATTGAAAAAAATGATACGTTCTATTGCTGGATTTGGAGAAAAAACATCTGAATAGATGTTATATATTAAAAGAAACTGATTTATGAAGACTATTTATTATCCGGGATGGGGAGTTGTCTGGAAGATATATTCCAGAGAGAACTTAAAAAAATCTATTTGGTTACCGCTGGTTTTAACAGTAGTTTCTTTTGCTATCTGTTTCTTTTCGGGAAAAGCTTCTTTAGATTTAATAGAGTATGTTGCTTCGACAATTCTATCTGTGGGTCCAAATATGCTTGGGTTTACTTTGTCAGGCTATGCTTTAATGATGGGATTGAGCAACTCTGAGTTTGTTCGAGGATTGATTAATTTCAAGGAAGAAGGTAAAGATTATTCTTTATTTCAGTCTTTGAATACGATTTTTGCAGTTGTTTTGGGGATGATGTTTTTGACAACTATTGTAGGCGCATTTGCCTGTATTGTTGTAAAAGCAGAAATATCGCTACCTGAAGCTTGGAGCAGTTTTATAAATGCATACAATTGGGTATGTTTATTTGTTCTGATGTTTTTGATGTATTATACGATTAATGCAATAAAAGATGTTGTAATCAATATCTTTAATTTTGGTCAGTATGTGCAGGTATATGCAGAAAAAACAGAAGATGATGAGATAAATGAAAAAGGATTCGAGTAGGATCCTTTGATGTATAAGTGATTTAAACTCTTTTTGTTTTTTAATCTTTATCTATCAGAATCGCCAAAAGAAATGGCAGAATTAATGTAGAAGTAGAGGGAGGGGAGAATGACAGAATCATTCTCTCTTTTCCTATAATATATAAAAAGATATGGCTAGAGGTCGAAAAAGTTTATTTCGGGAGGAGTATATTCAACTAGCGGAGAATTATGCTTTGTTAGGAGCTACCGATGACGAATTGGCTGATTTTTTTGGTGTATCAAAGCAAACTCTTAACAAATGGAAGAAAGATTATCCAGAATTCCTTGACTCCTTAAAAAGAGGAAAGGATATTGCAGACTCTAATGTTGCTTCGAAATTGTACAACCGCGCAATCGGTTACGACTTCGAGGAAACACATACTGTCTGCAAGAATGGCTTGGTTGTAGGAGAGAAGCATATCAAGAAGCATCAGCCGGCAGATACAACAGCAGCGATATTTTGGTTGAAGAACCGGCAACCGGAGAAGTGGCGCGACCGGAAAGAGTTGCAGATTGGTAATAAGCTGGGCGATGACCTGGAGAGTATGACAGATGAAGAGTTAAGGGCTATTATCCATGGCGAAAAAGAACAATCGGGAAATATTAATACAACAGGCGAAAGCGGCAATATTACTGAGGAGACGGGAGGCGAATAATGACTTTTGGTCATATTGTCTTTACCATGATCCTAAGTTCTTTGCCAAGCGACTATTCTTGAAGAAGGTCGCTGATGCTTTTACGCGGGTGTACGAGTCATATATGGCTGGTATCATCCGCCGGCTTGCTGTGTCTATGCCTCCGCGAGCCGGGAAGTCATATATTTCGTCGTTATTCATTGCCTGGATGCTTGGCCATTTCCCGGAGGAGTCAGTAATGCGTAACTGCTGCTCCGATACGCTGTACAACAAACTGTCCTACGATACCCGTGATATTGTCCGCTCTTCCCGGTTCAAAGAAGTTTTTCCGGATGTAAAACTCGTGGTGATAAACAGAACGTGCATGGCTGGAGCTTGGAAGCTGCCCGGCAGGTGAGTTACTTCGGGGCTGGTGTAGGCGGTACGGTAATCGGTTTCGGTGCGTCTATGTTGGCCATGACCGACGACTTGTATAAGAGTTTGGAAGATGCACTATCTGACACCAATAACGAAAAGGTCTGGTCTTGGAAGCAGGGAACACATGATTCTCGTATCGAGGGAAACTGTTGTTCGATCGACATCGGTACCCGTTGGTCGGCTACGGATGTTCTTGGTCGTATGGAGGAAATGGGGAAGTATGACGAGATTATCCGTATTGCCGCATTGGATGAGAACGATTGTTCTTTCTGTGAGGATGTGCATACAACGGAGTATTATCACGAATTGCGGGAGGAAACGGACGATTCCATCTAGTGTGCCGAGTATATGCAGGAACCGATCGAGGCTATTGGGTTGTTGTTCCCAAAATCAGAATTGAACCGCTTCAAGCTGGCAGATATCGAAGGTAAACAGCCGGATGGCGTGATCGGTGCTACCGATGTGGCCGACGAAGGAGACGACGATTTCTGTGCACCGATTGCCAAAGTATTCGGTACAAAGTATTTCATTACCGATGTCCTGTTTACGAAAGACAATGTCGAGATTACCGAACCGAAGTTGGTTTCCTTGATTCTTGACACCCGCTGCGACAATATGCGTATCGAAAGCAATAACGGCGGCCGTCTGTTTGCTCTGAATGTCCGTAAGGCTGTAAAGGCAAAGAATGAAAAATGTATCATTCAGGCGAAACCGACAACAGCCAATAAGGATACACGTATCTTGTTGAAGTCTGGTTGGATTAAGAAGCATTGTTATTTCCTGGAAGAATGTGAGTATAAGAAAGGTTCGGACTATGACCGATTTATGAAAGCGCTTACCAGCTATAAGAAAGAAGGTGGCAACAAGCATGATGATGCACCGGACGGTATGACGATCCTTGCCGAGAATGTAGAGTTCATCGGGTTATGTAAGGCTAACTCTGTACGTCGGGTCGCAAGAGGACGATAA